TTCTACACCGTCTACGCTATCAAGTTCTAATTCATCAAGAGATGTTAGATTCGCTACGGTTGTTTCAATTTTTCTTACTAATGAAATAGGATCAACAGGAGCATATTTAGCTACCGATATATGCTCTTCCAAAGTATAATACGTTGGGTTTGCAACAAATTCGGGATTAGCTAATGTTACATTTATTTTTCTAGGTTGATTTCTATTATCTACCCAAAATAATAAATCTTCAATTAGATTTACCCCCGTGATTTGATGTTCTTTGTTTGTAGCAAAGTTTAAAAATAAACCTTCTACTAACGTGTAATGTAAATTTTCTTTTAAATTATATACAGTTATCTGCATTTTATAACCAGAACCAGCGGGTGGCAAAGTTATCAATGCAGGGTCTTCGTCAAAATAATTAGTTAAAAATCTGTATATACAATTATTAGATTCATCAATAAAATACCCAATACACTCTAAATCAGCGTCTAACACTGTAGCGCCTAATTCTGTATTGCCAGGAATAACTCTTACGGTGCCTACCTTTCCTCCTGGTGATTTGTTTATTAATATATTGCTAGCATCTATATATTGTCCATTTGGAACCAATTTAGGATCCAAATCTTTATTCATTTTTGACTGTAGAAAGTTATTCTTAATTTCTGCCATAATTAGTGTTTAATCCATTTAGATTTACCTCTCATTATCTGAGTAATTTCTTCTAATTTAATATTAGATAATCTTATTTTAGCATTTCTTAATTTCGCGCTTTTATCCTTATGTAACCTATTAACTAAATATTCAGGTTGATTAGCTCTTGTGGATATGATCGCATGTAGAATGTAAGCGTAAGCCGCTTCCTCTGCCATTTTTGGTATTCTTGAATCTAAATCATAAGCTAATCCGTCTGATATATATTCAAGTGTTATAACTAATCCAACAAGATTGCTGGAAAAGTTTATTTTGTTTTCTCTGTCATTTATTGTAAATGTGCCATTCATATTGGCGTATTGTGGATCAACACCATATTGTCTTCCATAAAAACCCCCGTAGCCCCAGTCATAGTTTTGCCAACCATATGGGTAGTCTAAGTTCGCGGCTATCTGGCCGCTATTAGCCGTTGCCCATCTATTTTCTATAATGGGCGTTCCTTCAATGTTGTCGTCAAACGAATCCTGAATTGGAATACCAAAAGAATCCTGGATAGGAACCTCTGTTGGATTATTAGTCAACGATGTTGGTAATATGCGGTGCGTAATACCCAATTTGTCTACAAAAGACAGTTTAACGTAATTTACATAATCTTGAGGCAGCGGTATAGACAAACTGTTTGGTACACTTAATTCCTGTATTTTTACACTTTTTAAAGTGTCGTAACTAAATTCTTGCAATGCACGTTTAGCATGAAATATAACATCAGTACGCTTTACATCTCCTATTAATTTTCCAACACCAACATAAGCGACCATAAAATTGTTTATAACGTCGTTTAAGGTTATATATGCGTACCCGCCATAGTTTTGTTCTACGGTATTGCCATAAGCATCTTTGTCACCATAATTCCCGCCTGTAACAGTTTTTAATTGTATTACAAGTATTTCTTCGTCCGGCAGGGGAGTATCTAACGTTATTACATTGTTAACAACGGTATACGGGTCAATATATTCGTAATATGTTATACCATCAAAACTTCCGTATAATTTAAAATTATTTAATTCATACTCCTCTACACCTGGATCATAACTATAAAACACAAGATCCGTGTTAAATGTAGCAACAAACGTGTCTTGGCCAAGCGCGTTATCAACTTGGAAGCCCTGAGCTCCTTCGTAATACTGTCTATTTGTTTCGGTTATTAAACCTCCGTTTGGAAATGGCATATCTTATTAGCTTTTTGAATTTATATTTTCAGCCTGTACTTGTTGCGCTGCCACCTGTACAATCTGTGGATCTTTTATAACTATTCCAGCATATAAAAGTATTTTAGATATAAGGCTTATTTGCTCGCTTGGGTGTAACTCAAAATCAATTGAGTTATTTTTATTATATATATATTCATTTTGGGTACCTAAACTAAAATTCCAAATTGGATTTAGTGGTTTTCTTAAATATGTAGCCGATATATTATTGATTATTGTTTGCGGATAAACATATATTTTGTTACTGATATATTTATATACCGGAAAATAAGTTGTGGGTTTTGTTAATGGCGATAAATTTAACTCTAATAACTCGTGTGGCTGCACCTGTTGCACTTCTTTTTCGTAATTATATATTACAGTGCCTAACTTGTAAAAATCAGATGGGTAAGCCGTAACGACTATATTTGCATTATCCAACGGGAATGCTGTTAGGGTTAGTATACCGCCGCTAACTTCCCAGTCTTCATCACTTAAGAATGAACCATTAATAGACACTGTAATTAAACTATCCGCTGCTTCTGCTTGAGTTATAGTTTGCAACGGGTATTGTCTAATAGTGCTTACGCCTACTATTGCTTCTGAGAAAGAAATACCAGAAGATGTTGGCGGGTTAAAATAGGAATCTATATATTGACAAACGCCATCCGTTTGGAATAGCGATATTTTTTCTTTTAATGTTTTAATACGATCTGCGTATTCGCTGTCGTTGTCAGGTATGCGTAATTGTTGATTTAAGTCATCAAAATAGCTTTCAAATATTTCAAGTTGTACTTGTGCTGCAACCTTATTGAACTCATCCGGCGTCATATTACCGCGTTGTTCTTTATTTATTATCAATAAGACTGTTTTATAAACGGTATCTATATTTATTGCCATCGTGTATATTTATTATAATATTAAGGCGGTAACCTGAGCTACCGCCTAATATTAGTATTACGTATTATTATAATTTTTTCTCTATGGATCGGTATATTTCTACACCCTCATCCGTTTTAAAGAACGCAGCCATCGCTGAGTATGGATTTTCATCAAATGGCACTGTCATTAATTTTCTATCATTTGACACCCAATGAAAAGTTCTTTGATCTTGCGACAGTTTAATTATGCCTGCTTCAGTTGCTCGGATTGCAAAATTCCGCAGTTGCACATTATCATCATTTGCAAGCTCAATAAATAATTCTGGATTACGTTTTGCAAACAACATTAGGTCTCGTTTGATTTCTTTGGAACTCATTTTAGAAACCGCTGATCCAAGCTCTACGCGCATTATTGCTTCAGCCGCGTCAATATCTAAATCTTTTGCCGCAGTCATTGCAACTAATTCTAATTCTAAATCCTCTAATTCATCTTCAGCTTCAGCAATACCATCAAATTCAGCATATCTTTTATTAAGGAATGGATGATATAATGATAATAGCTTTTGTAAATTTTGCATTTCCTTAGGTACAAATAATGCGCCGTCTTCAAATACAATATGCCCTAACACAGATTCTCCCTTTTGATCTTCCACGAACGGGGATGATTGATTGGTTGCATATCTTAATTCTTTTTGTTCACCAGTGTCTTCATCTAACCATAATAATGGGTACCTAGCTGAGTGCTTTGTTGGTATACTGTATGTCAATGCAGTAACGTTGCCTAACAAATAATAATTCCTATCTTTAATTTCCCACGTGGGTTTTGGTTTTACTTTTGTAGCAATCTTTGTGGCTACTTCCTCAACATTAATTTCTTTTTTTACCTCTAAGTCAATGTGCTTTTCAGTAGTTTCTTTTTCTTTTTTTACCATGATATAATATAATTTAATAATTTCTAATTAGGTAAATATTACCCCCGCAAATACAGCAGGGGTAAATATTACCATTTTGTTTGCTACTATGCTGTAAACAATACAAAGTTGTTAGCAGCTTGTACGCATAAACATCTTTCAGACAAGAAGTGAATCTCCATTGCATCAAGATCAGAAGTGTAAGCACCTCCAACAGATCCAGTTGTCCAAGATTTCATACGACGGTCATCTGCTTGAGAAGCACGGTAACGAACGTGTAAGAAAGGACGACGAATATTTGTTCCTAATTGCTCATCGTAAACGGTAGATGTTCCAGCTGGAATCAATACGCCATCAATAGCATTGCTAGCAACAGCTCCACGAGTAGAGGCATCATTCAAATATTTCCAGTCAGTTTTGTAGAAATCATAAGATCCACGACGGAAGCCAGTAAATCCTAAGTTCAAAGACATTTGCTCTGAGTTTTCAAATAAACCATAAGCAACTCCGCCAGCAGATCCAGAAGACAATGCAGCAAGCATATCATCGAAATCTAATGAGGTTTGACGGTTTAAGAACAGCATGTTCTCTTCAATCGCTCCTTGAGTATCTAAGTTTTTCAACACCGCATCGAAGTTAGTGATACCAGCTGCGGCAGAGAATCCTGTTACTTGGTTACCGCGAGCTTTAATAGCAGCAAATAAACCTTGAGTTCCTTTTAATGCCGTGCCATTAGGAGGTGTAAATCCAATAGCGGCAGAAGCAGCAGCGGCTAATTCACCTTCAACAACAGACATTTCTAAGTAGTCTTCAAAACGCAAACGAGTTTCAGAAGCAGCTTTCAAATACCATAAGTATCCAGTAGCGCCATCTTCTGTTGCAACATCTACCCATCCAATTTGAGCCGTATCCGAACCATTTACGGTGTATTTCGAACGGATGATAATTGGCGAATTTGAATACTGAGTGAATGAAGGCGCAACTGAAACGTAGTTAGAGTTAATTGCTGATCCTTTTGAATATTCAGAACCGTATACAAAGATTTTGAATCCGCTTAAAGAAACAGCAAATCCAGCAGCAGACAAAGAAGCGGCTGTGTATGGAAGCAATGTAAGCAAAGCTGTACCAGTTCCAGGCGCTGTACTAGCAGAAACATAACATTTTGCTTCAGCTCCAGTAGCAGGGTTCATAATAACTACAGTAGAGCCAACGCTGATAACGTTAACAATAGTAGCAGACTCAGTAAACGACACTTGGTTTGCAGTAGCTGTGGTAGAAACATTATTGTAAGCAATGTGCAAACGATTTTGTTCTGACCAAATAACCTGATCTGAAGTCATCGGCATTTCAGCGCCAACCATACGTAAGAATCCAGAAAGCGTTCTGTTTCCATAACGCTCTACTTCATTTTCGTAGATTTCAGGTAAATACTGTTTAGCAAATGTGCCTCCTCCAGACGCACTGTCAAAGGTTAAATAATTTGTAGCAAGCGCTTGTTGCACTTGTGATGGTACGATACTTCCGAACGCACCGCTTGGTGATGTAAAAGCCATAATTTTGGTTTTTTAGTTTAAAATTGTTTTTGAATTTTCAGTTTTGTAGAGTCAATACCGTTAATTGCGCGTACTTTTAAACCATTAATAAAAACTTCTCCGGTGCTAGTTTTGCGACCTTCAGGGTTTATATTATTAGATTTTGCAACAACCTCTTTAATTGCATCGGCCTTGCCTTGCTCATAAAAATGTTTTGCAATAGTGTCTACGTTTTCGGCTGCGTACATAGCTTTGTGGTACCCTTTCAAGTCTACAACTTCACCAGAATCATTCAAGAACTTCTTGACTAGATTAGTTATGTTTGATTGTTTATCCATTACGCTCTCGCTGTTTTGCAGGTTATACTTAAATGTTTTTTCACCCAAATTGAAATCAAAACCTTTGAATTCTTGTGTAAAAAAGTTTTTTGTATCACTTACAAACTTAGAGTGTTTTTGCTCTGCAAGCTTTTGCTCTTCATTATATCGGTTAAAAAAGTCATATGCTTTTTTTTGATCTGCATTTAATGATGGCCTTAACTTAATTTCATCATAATATTTTGCTTTAAGATCATCCAAAAACGTTCTGGCTTTTGCAACTTCTTCTTTAAATGCGAGTTTTTTCTTTCTGATGTCTCGATCATCATCTTCGTCTTCGTCGTAGCTAAACCTATCCTCCATTAAGAAATCAATTTCTTCGTCGTCTAAATGCGGCCTTGACTTTTTATAATATTCTTTTAACAGAGTTCCTGTGTTTACATTTGAGTAATCTGTATTAAGTCTAATATAGTCTTCAACTGTTCCGCCTGTCTCCTCCATAAATGAAACAAGCTTCTCAATATTCTCAGGTAAATCCCTACCTGTTTTTTCAGCAAACGCAATAGCTTCTCGCGCTTCCTCTTTTAATTCGGTTGCTTGTTCTTCAACAACCTCGTTAATTACTACTATTTCTTTTTCATTCTCTGAGGCAGACTCTTTGTATTCTTCGTTTCCTTGGACCACTTCTTGCAATCCCACTTCGGACTGTTCTGTGCGTAACACGCCTTCATCTGTTGTTTGCTCTTGAACGGCATCTTTTTCTTTTTTATTGGTTAAATCCACTTTTATAATGGCATCTTGCTCCATCATTTTTTTCATACGGGGTTTTGATTTTATTTTAAAATCCCCTTCTTGGTTTACTAATTCTGACATAATATGATAATATATAATTGGTTAATTTTTACATTTGATCTAGAGTGCCTAAGCCAAACCCGCTACTCACATTATCAAACTCTGATTCAAAGTTTTTAGGCATTGTATCATTTTTCCTTTGATCGATTAACTCGCTTTGCTGAGTAGCTTGCATTTTAACTCGCTTATCTTTACGGTCTTCTATATCGTTTATTTTTTTCTGTTGTGCACCTAATTGGGCTTGAGCTAATTGCATATTGTACTGAAACTCTTGAGCCATTAATTGTTGCTTTATTTGAAGTTCTTGCTGTAATTTTTGTATTTCAAATTGCGCTTTTGCTTGTTGTATTTGTATTTCTGTTTGAGCTAAAGCTTGTTGTTTTTGAACTTCGGACATTGCGGTCTGCTCTGCTAATTGTGCGTTTGCTTGTGCTTGTGCTTGTATATTTGCTTGTTGATTTGCTTGATCTCTTTCTAATTTTTTCTTTCTTTTGTATTTTAAAGATTGATTAGCGAGTTTAAGGTTTCTTATTTGTCTTAAATCAATCGCGTCTTCAAGATCAATACCACCAGATTGTAATGCAATTTGTATATTTTGTTCTAACTGCGCCTTCTCTTCTTCATCAGGCTCTAACTCTAAGAATATACCAAAGTCATGCAAATTAAGATTCATTAATTCTTCCAATGTTTTAACATTAAAAGTAGATATACTTTCTTTCAATGCTTGCGCGGTAAGAGGGAACCTTAAAGAATCCGCTACTCTTAAAGATATATTCTCACAAAGTCTTAATGTTAAATACAAACTAGCTTGCAATATATGTCTGGTCGCAGTGTTTGAGTTTGCCGCTGCTAATTTTTGCAAACCAACTAATGCTTTCGGATCAGGTGTACTTGCGTCTCTAGCTTCATTTAATCCGGTTACATCTCGTATCATTTGTAGATAATACTGGTATGTAGATATTAATGACTGTATTTTTGCATTACCATTCGATGTTTGCAATTCCTGTATTGGCACTCTAGCTGGGTTGCCGGTACCGTCTTGCGTTTGTGATCTACCAACAATACTACCGGTTTGGAAATACATATTTAACGCTTCGGCTGGATTGTATTTTGTGCCATTACCAAGATCGACTTCCATTAATCCATCAACATCCATAAATACTCCATCTGGGACCATTCTTGATAATACCTGTTGAAGTTTTAAATGTGTTAATTGAATAATGTCAGCAAATCCAGTTATTCTACTAACAATAGACTCTATGCGTCCTTTATACATTCTTGGAGCACAGATAGCGTAATTCATCTCTACCTTTGTGGTATCTGCTACAGGACGGGTCATATTTTCACACATTTCCCATTTCAGCATTTTATTGTGTCCAAGTATTTTTGCACCAGAATACAATACCTCTATACTTCTTGATACTCTATTAAAGTTATCACTTGGAGGAGGATTGAATGTGTCGGGTTTTTCCAACGCTTTTTCTAATCCAAATTCCGTTTGTTTAATCTTAAATACCTGATCAGTATATGTTTTATACTCAAAATATAAAACCTTAATGGCGGCAGGATCATAGTTCTGCCCATAATAATTTCTAGTATAAGTATTATCACCGGGGTATTTTTGTATTTCCTCTAAGTCTTCGTTTGTAAGTTCTGGGAATTCTTTTTTAAGTTCTTCTAATTGTATTGCTTTTACTTCCCCGGCATAATAAATGTCTTCAAAGTTTGGATCTTCGGTATACGAATATACCAAATTAGCTGGATCAACATAATCCAGCACAATACCGTTAGCTTTATTCCAGCTTGTTTTAGCAGCAGCAATACCTAATACAGTTAAATCATAGTTTAATCTTCTATTGATTAATTCGTATTTATTTTTATCAAGTATGTAATTAATAACTTCTTCTTCTGCTATCTCTACTCCTTGTTTATATGATAACTGTAAGTGTATTTCAAGTTCTTCTTTGTCCTCTGGTAATTTTGCTGGATCTTGTGAAAAACCATTTACGCCAAGTTTTTCTTGCATCTTCATCAAAAATTGCTTTGCAGCCATATCTTCCATGATTGCTCTTGCGTATTCTGTTTTTTGTTTTATAGACTCAGGGTCTTGCGCGCACGCTTTTATTTCATAGTTTTTGCTGGAGATACCATTCACTAATATATCAACAAATTTTGGTATCACAGGCACAGGCTTCCAATCAATGTTCAAATAGGATAAATCCCCATTTACAGATAATTCATCTTTATATTTTTGCACCGATTGCTCACCTCTAGCGTACAACTTTAGTGTATGAAATCTTTGCCAATTTGCGCTCCATCTATCACTACCGCCGACTGCAGCAGCTCCTCCTCTAAACCATTCATTCTCAATAGCTCTACCAACCGCGGTGCCATACTCGTAACTTTGTTTAACCTCGTCAGGTACTACCTGATTTGGGAAAGAACTATTAGTATTAGTATAAATCATTTATTGTATTATTTGTGAATTATATCCTTTATTGTCGTATTTTTTAAATCCAAGAGAAATTGATGGCCTTTCTACTTTTGCTATTGGTGTATACATGTGTCTATTGCAAGCCATTATTGCTAATCCTGAACTAATAGAGGCATCATGATTTGTTCTATTATTTATATTAAATTTAGCCCAATCCTCCAGAGTTCTTTGGAAATACATTGTTCCGTATTCGCCTTCTTGTTTTAATCCAATGTGCTGCTCTATATGCGTCTCAATAGCTGATGCATGCGCTTGCATTACATCTGTTGAAGAGTTAGGAATTCCGCCAACTTCTTTTTCGAATGGCGAAAGTTTATTTAATATTTTGTCAGGTCTATTCATGGAGTAACCACGGTACCCTCTTCTTTTTAAATAATATAATAGCCTTGGCTTATTATTTTCTGCAAGCATTGGCATGCCGTAAAACACTAGTGCCATTAACACCTCTTCAAAAAATATCTCCGATGTTTGCGGTCTAGCTATATATTCTAAGAAAAAATGATTTGGCGGTATGTCTTCCATTGAAAACTTAGTCAATCCATGCAGCGATCCATTTGAACCTCTCGCGTTAACTGTTCCAGATATATCATAACTATCACAACCAAATGCGCCACAGTGCTCATTACCTGGATATTTATATCCATCTCTTATAATCATACGGTTTTGCAAATGTATAGGCGGTACCCAAGAAATTAAGAATCGCCCATCTTTATTAGGATAAAATTGTACTCTTGTATCTTGTATGCCATTTTCCCATTGGAAATTTCCACGCGTAACCATGCTAGTATTGCGCAGATCCTCATTATAATCTATTTGCTCGTATATTTTTGTAAGGTTAAACAAAGATTGCTTTGTTTCATCCCTAAATGCGTGTTGCTCTGTTCTTGGAAACTGACGGTAATATTCATTTAATCCGTCTGAGTCTTGCTTTAATCCATCAACCTCATTTTGCCAATGCTCAATAACGCCATACTCAATCCAATTACCATCAACACCTTTTACCGGTTTTTCTGGAGTATCGAATACAGGTACCCCATAAGTATCAATGAATCCCTCGTAGGACCACTCCATAGGTATAAACAAACTATATAATCCTGAACTAGTCTGTCCATTGCGGTTTCTTTTTGTAACGTCTGAACCATAATAGAGTTTTTTAAAATTCTCTCCTCCTTTATCTAATGCATTAGATGTTGATCCCATCATACATTTACCAATAATTCTACTACCTAACCTTAATGTTGTTTTTGTTACACGCCAGTTATTTAGAATATTATCAGGACGTTCCCATTTACCACTTTCATCATGAACTAACAGCTTTAACTTTTCACCATCATAACTATTGTCTCCGGTATTTTTCCAGTCAATAGTCGTGTCAAGCCCTTCGAGCTCTGCTAACTGTTCGTTTGAATCTAGTTTTCTTCTTGTTAGTTTTGATGCAGGTATACGATAAGCCAATTCTGTTTTTGGCCTATCCATACCGTCTTGTATTGGTTTAAAGAAAAATGGGTAATTAACAGAGATTGGTACGACTTTGTCTGTAAACATTTTTTTAGCATCAGCTCCGGATTTTGATAATATACCAAAACGCGAATCGCTAGATATAGTTGCTTGGTTTACAAGCTCTGCTGATGACATAAAAGAAAATCCAGAACGTCTATTTTTTAAATAGCACATTCCATAACATCTTGGATCAGCCTTGCAAGCTTCCCAAAATATAAAAAATAATCTATTTGATTCCCTGAAGTCAGGTGCACCTACGTCGATTTTGCTCCATTGTAAGTACATGTAGTGAGTCCCGGTTATGTAGGTTGGTTTGCCGTTATTGTAAAAAGCAAATCCTTCATCTCTGTATTTAAACTCGTTATCTATATAATCATACCATCGCTCTTTGAAATGCTCTGGTTGTTTAGTCCAATCAAATACACTTTTTATTTTATCTATTTCTTTAGGGCAAACAAATTGTTGCCAATGCTGCTCTTCCTTTTTATCAGATCTTGAGTATACGTCTTCTATTAATGGCAAAGCTATCTTTAAATTTTGTATTTCATATACTTCACCAATCTTTCCGGTTTTGCTTATAACAACCATATCATGGTCTTTGTTATAACCGTATTCCCATTTCTGTAACCTGTTATTCTTTTTTAATGTGCCGGGGGTTATATAATTCTCAATAACCTTAACTAATGATTGCTCGTACATTATTTAGACCTCCCTTCTGCAAATCCTTTAAATACTTTTTGCGTATCATTCTTTGCTGATTCTTCATCCATTATCATCTTCTCTTCCATTTCAATCCTAGAAAGAATTTCAAAAGCATCAAATATAGCCAACTTCTTAGTTGCCGCAGCATTTTTTAATCTGTCCGCAGATATATCATCCCCGCTGTCTATAATTGCTTCTTGAGCAACCTTTACAAGTTCCTCAACCGCTCTTCGCCCAGCTTGGATTATACTCAGCTTCGTCTCCTTTGTATTCATATTTAATTACAATATCATTTGATTTCATACAATATAATCGCTCCCCATCTATTAAAAACTCAAATTCACCAAACGGAGTATACCCAACAAGGTCTCCACGGTTTATTTTAAGCTCATCTAAGGAACTATTACCATATTTTAATATACCAATATGCTTTCGTTCTTTATCTAGCTTTAAATAGTCTGTATTTTTAATAGGTTTAACAAAGCAACGGTCATTCACTGAATTCCAGTTACCTTCTCTTTTATATAAATATATTTGGTCTAAACTACAAAAATATAAATCCTCTTCAAAATAAGATCTACTATTTTTTTGCTTTCCTTTTATATCATAAAATCTTCTAAACACATTATGGTGTACAATAATTATATCACCAGGTTTTATATCTGTTTTAAATGCCAAAGGAGTTGCTACCACTTCGGCTAATTTGTTAACCGATCTAAAGCTTTCTATTTTTGTGTTTATTATAAGTTCTTTACCGTCAACGTCTACTTTGTTGTTGTATCTTTCGCCGACTGGTCTAATTAAAAAATCAAAAATACTTCTCATCAATACTCAAGGTCATATTCAACAGATATTGCCATGTTAGAGTTAAATTTCTTCCAAGGCATTACCTCTTCGTTTTTCTTAATATAAATATTATATGATCTGTCCTCTTCGTCAAACATTATATGAGAGATTTCATGTCCACCATATACCGTTTGCGCGATAGAATAGTGCATGGCATCATTTTTATAATCTGCACCAATACTTATTTTTCTTATAATTCTTCCCATTGTGCTTCAGGTACTGCAATTGCAGAGTATGTCCCATCCGCAACATTTATATTAATCGCTCCGTATTGTGCTTCAAGTTGCATTTTGAATTCGTCAACCTCTTTGTTTAATACTTCTAGCGCGCGCAATGCGCTATGCTTTTGAGATTCCAAAACTCCAATGTTTACCAATAAATTCTGCAAATCCTTTTGTTGTCTTTGCACAGTTTCTAATTGTTCCGCTGTAATCTTGTTCTCATTGTTTTCGTTTACTATTTCCATTTTATTTAATTTAATTTGTTATTAATTGGTTTAATATCCCGCTACTCTTTTTGTGTTTTTTAAATTTGCTAGATTTAAACGTTTTCTTGTTTGGTCATCAACACTGTCTTTAACAAATCCTTGATATAATTGCTGCTCGCTTAAAAGCTCTTTAGGGTTTTTAAAAGAACCAGAATAAGTATTTTTATTAGACGCATTATCTGCATAACTAGCTTCTTTTACAAGTTCTTTTGTTTTACTATTAAAAACTCTTCCTTTTTTGCCGTCTTTAGGTTTTACATAATTATACCCGTAAGGTTCAATTTTTTCTTCACCTGTATTAAAATTGTACGAACTTCCTCCACTCGAAAGCGCTCCTCCGGACTTAGATATAATACTCTTAGCTTGCGTAACGTCTGCGCCAGAATATCCCGCTTTCGCCTTAGCATTAAAACCCATTTGTTGCTGTACTAATCTAAAAGCAGAGTTTTGTATTTCTCTTTCTCTAGTTGCTTTGTTAGCGGGGGGTTCATTATTTTGTTTAAATTCAACAGGCAAGTCGTCGCCAGTTTTAAGACCATTGCCTCTACCGTATTTTTGAGTATATGCCATCTTATTTCTTTTTTACTTTTTTCTTCATAGGGGCTTTCATTTCTCCCTCCTTCATCTTCATTGCTTTTGATTCACCTTTTTCGTGTTTCATCATTGCGGCTTTTGAAGCATATTTTTCACCAGTCTTTTTTTCTACTACTTTTTTCATAATTTATTTATTTATTTATTTATACTTGGCATGCGTTGTAAACTAAAGACCCTGGCTCTGTGTCAATAAGAATCCACGAACCATCTGGAGCGGTTGATGTAAACTCGCCTAGTAAAATTCTTTTTCCGGCATAAGGGCCAGATACTTTTGTCTGTATATAGTCGCCAGGTTGATAGGATACATTGATTAATTGTGAAGTAGCAACTTTGATTGCTGGCTTGGTAAATGCGCATGTAGACACTACCTCAAACCAACCAGTTACTAACCCAGCATTTTGAGAAGCGCCGCTAATACCCATACCTATTCCTATTCCCATCGCCATTAATACAGAGCAATTATATCAGCAGCGGTGGTGCCGTAAGAACCTCCATCATTGTCCCATACATAATCTACTATTATTGGCAAAAATGAACCAGACGGTACGTTTTTAAATAAGGTTGCCCCACCTGCAAAACTACCACCGTCCTCGCCATAAGCTAAAGTAACTAGTAAATCGCCGCCTGTTCCAACATACAGGGCTGCATTCCCTAGATACACTCCTGTATCCAGGGAACTAGCGTCGCCTGTTGGTGTTATTGATAAAGCTTTCGTGCCGAAATCCGGCTGATTACCATATTGTCCCATAATATATTGTTCTAACTACTAGGATACTACCGCTGTTGTTACTGTTACCCCCGTTGGCAATACTACCTCAACTAATGGGGACGGAACTTGCGATACAATTGCGGCTAATACAGCGTTGTAAAAGTTAGTAGTTGTTGCTCCAGCAACAGTAAGCGTTAAAATTTTTGTTCCCATATAAATCACAACAGACGTGGCTGAGCCATAAGCAACATGAGTAATCATGTTTGTGTTTAATTGTAGTGTAGGTGTTCCTGCGATCGTAGTTGCAATAGAAATAAATTGTGCCATTTTGTTTTTGTTTTTGTTTAGTTATTATTATTATTATTACTTGTTATTTTTAGATTTTATCTTTTTTGCCTCTGTAAGCATCTTTTTTGTAGGTTTTTTGCCAGAGCCTTTATTTTCTCGTATGTTGTCCCATAATCCTCTTCTGGATTTTGAACCATCTTTTCTTTTTAACAATTCCATTTTCTTAACGCTAATGCTTTTCTAGTTGGTTCACCATTTGGTTTTTTCATAGGACCCGGCATTCCAGACATTCTTGCGCAAAATGATTTTCTGCGTTTAGCGTCTTTACTACCTGGTTTTAATTCCGACGGTTTCTTTGTAACAGCGGTTTGTAATTTTGATCCTGGGTTCTCTCTTCTGTAACTAGCAACGCCTTTTGCGTTTAATCCCCCTTTAGGATCCTTGCCTTCTTTTCTAGTCCAAGCAGCAGTTTTAGGCATTGCGAGAAGCTCCTGCTTTTTTAGTGATTGGCATCATGCACCCACAACTTGGGTCATCAAATCTTAATTTTATACCGTAAGTACCTGAGCTAGATCCTTTTCCTTTTGGATAAGCGGTTGTGTCTAATGGGCCATTCCATACGGCATTTGCTCCTACACCAGACATTTTTGCTTCTTTATCGAACGCGGTTAATGGGTGTACTTTTGTTTTTAGATCCATCTTATATATTTATTAATTGTTTAAATCATATGGAGGTACTACTGGAGTAGCTACGCCTGCTGGTGGTTGAATAGGTTGCGCCTGCATTAATGGCCCAACACTTCTTTCATATTTATTCTGATAAGACTGCCCAAATGTACTAGCCATTCTAGCCTGGTCAGTTGGAGAAAAATTAACCGGAGCTCCACTATCTTTAACACCCATATTAACTGGAACTGGCGCATATGCTTGAGCAACTTCTTGGACAGCCGCCATAGTTGGATTTGCTGGTTTTGTTGTTGGCACAGCCCTAGGTGCAACGGCTGCTTGAATAGTATTCATCATCTTGTTTTGTCTTTATTTAAGTTATCGATTGCATTGATTAATACTTTTTCAGTATACGATCTTTTGCTTATTGGTTTTCGCCTTGCTTTGCTTGTGGGTACATCTTCTTCTCCTAGCAATATACGATACATTCTAGCTATAAGTTGTCTGCACTTTAATGAAACTTTATATATGTGATACTTTTGGGTTGTATGGTTTCTTTTCCTCCATACTGTTATCCACCCTTCTTTAAGTAAATCGTTCCAGCGCCTGTTATTCCAACTATATGCATGTGTACCCGTTATAAAATCTTGCTTTGTAAATAAATCTATACAGTCTAGATATATTAGTAATTCTAAATCTGCGTCTGTAAGATTATTATTAATGCAAGCCCATTTCCTAACCAATCTGTAATACTTAAATAAACCAATGCTTTTTAATTCATCCGCGCTTATTTTTCTCATAATACCGCAACAACATCACTAATCTTAATAACAGTATAATTATCACCTTCAAACTCTATTTCATGGCCAGCATGCTTGTCGTAGTAAATTTCATCGCCAACTTCCATGAACTTAATTTCATCACTGATAGATATTACTATTGCTTGTTTATATCTTATGTTTTCTTTATCGGATTCCTTTAATAATAATCCGCCTTTTGTTTTATCTGTTACAGCTAACTTCTTCGGGAGAATAACTATATTATTACCTATTGCCTTCATTCACTCGTAAGTTATTGATTACACAATCGGTTGATAGTATTGTTGTAGCAACAGATACCGCGTTTCTTAATGCTGATTTGGTCACAAGTAATGGATCAATAATGCCAGACTTAATCATATCTACATATTCTCCAGTAACTACATTTGCTCCGTGTCCAACCTCTCTATTATCCTCAGTCATTGGACCAATACCTGCATTATCTAATATCGTGTTATAAGGAGCTTGTATTGCGTCAATTAAAACCCAATCACCTTCACTTATAGCGCCAATTGTTTTTGTTGCGTCCATTAAAGCAATTCCACCTCCAGGTACAATACCTTCTTTGATCGCGGCTTTTGTTGCACAAATAGCGTCTTCCACGCGATCAGCTTTTTCTTTTAATTCAATTTCAGAATTAGCACCCACTTTTACAACAGCAACTTTACCTGATAAACGGGCTAATCTTTTTTCAAGTCTTACAACTTCACCTGGATTTTTTGCTTTTTCTAATTGCTCTTTAACGTGTTTAATTAGTTCTAGAACTTCTTCTGATGATTCTTCAATCTGAATGATTGTTTCCGACTCAGTTGTAATACTTCTTAAACATCTTCCAAGATGCTCGGCGGATATTAAATCCATATCATCGCCAAGATCTTCATTAATAACAGTCGCTCCTGTTAATGCGGCAAGATCAGCTAATGTATCTTTTTTATTAACGCCATACGTTGGCGCGTTAATAACATTAATTTTGAAATTACCTTTTACTTTATTCATTGCTAATACAGACACCACTGCTGGCTCCATATCCGCTATAATTAATAAAGACATATTTGCCTTCATTACATATTCTAATATTGATTGGATCTGTCTTATGTTTTCAACAGGTGACTCAATCAACAGCACAGCGGGACGATCTAGCTCAGCTGCTTTTTTATTTAAGTTTGTGACAAAATGCATGTTCATTAAACCTTTGTCATACTGAACGCCTTCAATTAATTCAATCTCCGTTTCAGCGCTTGTTGATGATTCCATCATTACAACGCCATTGTCGCCAACCATTCTAAATGCGTCGCCAATTATTTTACCTAATTCTTTATCATTGTTTGTAGAGATTGTTGCAACATGGTCAATCATATCCCCTGTTACAGGCACTGAAATACTCTCCAAGTAATCCACAACTAATCCACAAGTGTGTTCTATATCTTTTTTTAGATCTCTGCTATTTGCTTTGCCTTGAACTTTATAAGCCTCTTTTAAAATAGCGTGAGCTAATACTGTCGCGGTTGTTGTACCATCTCCAGCTTCTTTAACCGTTTTGCGAGCTGCTTCTTTTAATAAGCGCGCTCCCATATTTTCAATTGGATCCAACAAAATAATACTGTCCGCAACAGTAACCCCGTCTTTTGTGATTACAGGATTTCCAGTTCCATCCTCCAGCATTACACACTTACCACTAGCTCCTAATGTAGAACTAACGGCTTTTGATAATTTACTGATACCAGCAAATACTTTGTCCCTAGCCTCTATCCCGAAACTAAGGTTCTTTACAATTCCATCTGACATATTTGATTTTATTTAATTTTATTTAATAATTACATTATTACGTAATTTTCTGCATTTTAACTAAAATAGTTTATACTCTAGAACCACGCCATAGTTAGGTGGATTGTTTTGACGGATGTTATACATTGTACCAAGCCTAAATCTATTCAGCGAAGCAACAATCGTTCCATATAACATAGGTAAACCCAAAGTGAACCGATTGCTTATAAGCCCTACAGAGCCACTGAATTTAATTTTATTGTTATGATCAAGCATTTCTTTTTGTAACGCGATATACGAGTCCTTATACGATATAATGGAGTCTTTAACCTCTAATTGTTTCTTGAATTCAACTTCCTTCTTTAAAAAGTTATCAATTCTTTCATCTTTTACTTTGGAGATAGCTTTGCAAACATCGTACCTTACTAAATCCGCTACAACTTGCTTTGCTTGTTCTTCTGTTAAAACAACTACACTATCTTTCGTAACGGTCTGTGAAATACTGCTGGAGCTGACTAATATGCATGCTATCAATAATCCTAATTGTTTCATATTCTTTTTCCTTAATTAATTTAATTTTAGTAAGCAATACAGTATCTACTTTTGATAAACTATCTATAAGTAATGCGCTTGCGTGATCTTTTTCTTCAAGATCTTTTATTACTAATTGTAATTCTTTTTCTTTTGCTTTTAACCTGTTCATTTCATTATCACTGGATACCCAGAATAATACCATGAAAAAAATTAATACAAAGCCTAGCCATTGATTTCTGAGTGAGTTAAGAATAAGGTACATAAATTGTTTTTCCGGATTTTTTAATTGCTTTTAATACTTGATTTCTTTGAATTCCTTCTGCGTCATACGATACATGTACCCAATCTGGGTTTTTATCTGTACCAAACTCCCAAATGAGCTGATCAAACTTTAAATGTGTTTTTATAAAGTCAAATACTTGTTTGTTCGTTATTGTTGTTCCATCCATATCAATATCAATTGCTTCACCCGAGCAATGTTGCGATGTTGCACTACCTTTTATAAACTTATTAAGTTCCGCACTACGATAACCACTTGATATATGGATTGGCACGCCGAAATTACTGCGTATTGGTTGGAACACTTTAAGTGCTAATTTTTTAAAGTTTTCAATATGTTTTGCGGTAGGCTCGTTACTTATGCCGTTCCTTTTTGCAGACTCACTCCGTATTACTTCTGCTAATGTTAAGTTCTTTGATAATTGCATATAATTTATTTTGTGAACGCTTTAACTATCAATGTTGCCAATGCTGCTGCAAATGCAATAATTAAAACCTTTGCTTGTTTTATATATACCTGTATTTCGCTCTCCTGTTCTTCAAGGTTTTGTACTCGTTCATCAATATCTGATACTTTCCATACTAACCCCTTGTAGTCATTTAATGCGCTACCTATTAAAGCTTGTTTTATTTCCTTTATATCGGACGCTCTTTCTTCACCGTCTTGTTTTAGCAATCTTAAGTGTTGTTCAATGCGGTCGAGTCTTTCTCCTTCTAAGTTACTCATGCTGATTTTGCTTTAATTAAGCGTTCTACAATGTTTGTTGTTCCTTCTATAGCTATATAAGCCGTTGATATTATTACCCAGTCCTCAGAAGTTATGTTACCTAGAAATAAACCCACAGATCCAACTATGAATACTATAAGTTTTCTACTAATCCATTTATTTAGGAATAAATCAATTTGCTCCTTCCGACTCATTTGCTTTGAGTTTTTCTTCTAATTTAGCCAATGTTTGGTAGATCGCTACTACGTCATTCATTCCAAATGCACCTTTCTGAGTTGCAATCTCAAGAGCTTGTTTGATTAGATTTAATTCTTCCATTTTAATATGTTATTATAGTTATGTTTTTGTCATTTGCAACACATTGTTCTACCCAAGTGTTGTCTGTTCCCCACTCTGCAAACTCCTCATCAGTCAACGTGTAGTTCCAAGCGGTACAAAGTGTACCGTCTTGAGTCAATAACTCGTTGTAAGTTGTGCAAGTGTTTGCATCGGTTGGAAAATTAAGTATTAAAACTTTTAGTGTTGTTGCTTCGCCTGTAAAGGGAAAGTTAATCGGTTGAATTTGTGCCATTTTTTTATTTATTTATTAGTAAAATGCGTTCCAAGTTGTGCCATTATAGCCATAGTGTTTGTTATCAGTAGTATCGTAAACAACCAATCCCGCAGCAGGTGTAGCTATTGCGTTCTTTTGCGTGGTGGTCATTCTCGGTGGTAAAAAGCCCTTTGTAGTGGATTGAACATCTAATATTGAAGATGCTGCATTTGGTGGTAAACCTGATGATATGCCATTGCCAATTAAAACACATTGTTGATTATCACTTCCTCCGTTGTAAAAATTAGCAATTATACTATTTCTATTAACTAATAATAATGTAGACGAACCTGCTGAATAAATACAATTTCCAGAAGTTCCGGTAAAACCTGTAGTAAAATGAATCGCATTACCGGTTAATAAATTTAAAGTTGATTGCACCCTTGCCGTGCCGTTTACGTCTAATTTAAACCCTGCGTTTGTGCTTGTTCCAATCAAGGTATTGCCACTTGTAGAATTTAAAACTACATCTCCCGTAACTGTTTCAATTGCTCTATGTGTAGTTCCTGTTAGTGATGTAAGTATTGGATTGTAGTAGATACCTCTTATAGTTCCTGTGTAAGTTGCTGTATTGTTTATTGTAGGGGCTAGGTTTAAATGATTAAAAATTGCAGTTCCACTTGAAGCTTGATATTGACCTGCTATTGAAAACATTCCACTATTACCGGCTGTTGGATTCAAATAAGCAGGGCCATTTAAACTAATCCAAGGACCCAAATTATTACCTGCACTATTTGATGAACTAATAGTTCCGCCACCTTGAGAGCTTAGAGCTAATACTACACCTCCAATTCTTGTAGATGTAGAATTTATTGTGCCGTTTACGTCTAATTTAAACCCTGCGTTTGTATTTACAGTACCAATTCCAACATTCCCATTTCTAAAAATATCCATTGCATCAACTGCTGAAGCCCCTGAAGCATTTACAAAAAATCTAAATGGCGCAACTGAAGCTCTTGTATCAAAATTAATACTTGCCATTTGAGTTGAAGTATTTTTAAATAAATACCCAAATTCTGCGTAAGAACTTCCATAAGCACCGCCATTTGTAAAAAATTGAAGTGAATCAGTCATCTCAGTAGTTGAGAAAAATTTAACTCTATTTTCTCCCGATGAATAACTATTTATAGATGAAACATTTGCAATCCCACCTATATCCCAACGTCCGTCATTTCTTAAATTAAGTAAATTAGTTCCCGCACTATTTTGTACAGCAAATGAATTTGTAGCAGCAGTAGCTCCTAATCCTTTTAATCTTGTACTTCCATTTACATCTAAATTATTTTCAGGCGTTGTTGTTCCAATCCCTAAACGATTATTCGTGTCATCCCAAAAT